ACCGATTTTTTACGGTTAGGTTTTGGGAAAATCCATGACTGAGACCGCCGCCGCGCCCTGGCCCGCCGACAAAATCGAACGCCGCGCCGTCGCCGCGCTGATCCCCTATGCGCGCAACGCGCGGAAACATGGCGCCGCCCAGATCGGCGAAATTGCCGGACTGATTGCAGAATTCGGCTGGACGAACCCGATCCTGATCGATGAAGCGGAGCACATCATTGCCGGCCACGGCCGCGTGCTCGCCGCGCAACGCCTCGGCATCGCCGATGTCCCTGTGGTTGTCGCGCGCGGCTGGACGCAAGCGCAGAAGGCGGCTTACACGATCGCCGACAATCAATCCGCGCTCAACTCGACCTGGAACAAGGAGCTGCTACGCGTCGAGCTGGCCGACCTCGCGAGCCAGGGCGTCGACCTGACCACCATCGGCTTTAGCGGCGCCGACCTGAAAGAGCACGAGGGCACCGCCTCGGACCTGCCCGCCGCGCTGCAATTGGAACCCCCGCGCGAGTATGCCCTCGTCATGTGCGCCGACGCCGCGGAATGGGAACGGCTGAAAGTTGCCCTCGACCTGACCCCGGTCCGCCGCGGCGGTTACAAGAAGGGCTCGCCGTTCGATGACGTTGGCACGCAACGCGTGGTGCATGCCGCCGACCTGCTGGCGAAGCTGGAACGATGACCGCTCGCCGGACCCCGCCGCCGATGCATGTTGCCGTGCCCTCCAAGGGCCGTGCAGGGCGTGTCAAGACACAGGCCGTCATACCGTCATGCTCGGTCTATGTGCCCGCCCTGGAGGCCCCAGCCTACCGCAAGGCGGGTGCCAAGAACGTGGTTCCGGTGCCCGACGCCGTGCACGGCATCACCAGCACCCGGAATTGGATATTGCGCCACACCGAGGCCCGCCGCGTGGTCATGATCGATGATGATGTCCGCGAGCAAGGCTATATCAAAATGCTGTCGCATCAATCGATGAAGGTCCATTTGGACGAGGCGACCTGGCTCGGTGAATTCGGCAAATTGTTCGATATCACCGAACAGCTCAACTTGCGCATTTGGGGCGTCGCCACCGATGGCGCGACCCGCGGATGTTACCCTTATTTGCCGTTCCGCTTCCGTGCCTACGTCACCGCCTCTTGCATGGGCATTGTCAACACCGGCCGGACGCTATTTGACGAAACCTATCCGGTGAAAGAGGACTATGAGCTGTGCGCCCGCTGCATCGCCGAGGATGGCGCCGTTGTCGCCGCTCAATACCTATTCTGGGTGAATGAGCACTGGCAGGGCGAGGGCGGTTGTAAATCCTACCGCACGCAATCGATGGAGCGCGACTGCATCCGCCGCCTGTGCAAAGCCTACCCTCGACTTGTCCGCGCCGCGGAGCGGGCGAATTCCGAGTGGTGCATTGAGATTGGAACCTGACATGGCAATCGAACCGGAGGCGATACTGCAATTTTTCGCGTATGACCATCTGCCGGAACACTTGCAGACTGTCAGCAGATCATTCTCGTTATTAGCGGGAGAGCTTGTCGCCGTGCTGCCGCGCAACCCGGAACGCACCGTTGCGTTGCGCAAACTGCTGGAAGCCAAGGACGCCGCCGTGCGCGCGCGGTTGTTCGTGGGCACCTGACATGCCTGGCCGCCGACCGAAACCGACCGCGCTGCACAAGCTGCACGGCACCTATAACGCCACGAACCACGGTCGCGACCGTGCGGGCGAACCGATCGCTGAGGGCGACCTGATCGAGCCGCCGCCGGACCTCACCGACAGCCAGCAGGCCGGCTGGCAGTATGCCGTCGCGCACATGCCGAAAGGCATCGTCAAGATGATCGACCGCGGCATGTTGAAAATCTGGGTCGAGGCAGAGGACCGCCACAACACCGCCCGCATGATGCAGGCCCTACTGGACACCGACACGAAACTGAAACTACTGGTCAAGGGGCCGAATGGCCTGGAAGCGTCGCCATATTGCGGCATTCTGGACAGGGCGGCCAAAACGATGTTCCGCGCCGCGGCCGAGTTGGGCTTTTCGCCCGCCGCTCGACCCCGCCTCAAGGTCACGATCGCCGGCAGCGACGCCGCGCCCGATCCTGCCGCCCGCGCCAACCCTTGGTCGACCCTAAAGGTCATTCCGGGTGGCAAAGCCGTCTAAGCCGGTTCCTCCCGCTGATGATGACCCCTCCCGCTTCGTGCAGCACGCGCTGGCCTATGCCCAACGCACCGCGGACGCGCCCGCCGACGCCTCGCTGCATGCTCGCCTGGCTTTCGACCGCTTTTTGCGGGATTACCGCGAAGCGCAGAAGCGCAGCTCCCGCTGGGCGTTCGATACCGACGCCGCCGCCCGCGCGATGCTGTTTGCCCAGCAAATGCCGAACATCAAAGGCCCGGAAGCCGGCCACGGCATCCTGTTGATGGACTGGCAGAAGTTCGCCTATGCCAACATTTTCGGATTTATCGAACGCGCGACCGGCGCCCGCCGTTTCCGTCAAGCCGGGATCTTCGTTCCCAAGGGCAACGGCAAGACAACCGTTTCCGCTCCGCTCGCGATGTATATGACCTTCGGCGAGGGCGAGGGCGGTGCCGAGGGCTACGCCGCCGCGGTGACCCGCGACCAGGCGCGCATTCTATTCGACACCGCGCAAAACATGGTGCGCCGCTCGCCCGACATGCAACGCGAGTGGGGCGTGGGCGTGCTGACGAATTCGATCTATCAGGATCATTCCGCCTCGCGCTTTATTCCGATCAGTTCCGACGCTAAGGCGCTCGACGGGCTGAATGTCCAAGTCGCGGTGTGCGACGAAATCGCCTCGCACAAGACAAGCGAGGTTTACGACGCGCTGAGCACCGCGATGGGCAAACGCCGCCAGCCGTTCCTGCTATCGATCAGCACCGCCACCGCCAACAGTTCCGGCATCGGCCGGCAAATCTGGGACTACGTTATGCGCGTCTTGAACGGCGGGCAGGACGATGACCGCCTTTTCGGGATCATTTATTCCGTTGACGATGCAGACGATCCCTGGGACGAGGCCACCTGGGTCAAGGCGAACCCTGGGTGGGGCCGCTCGGTCAATCCCGACGCGATCCGCGCCATCATGCGCCAAGCCCGCAACAATCCCGCGCAAGAGGCCGCCGCGCGCACCCGGCACCTGAATATCTGGATTGGCGCCGACGAGGCGCTGTTTTCCACCCGCGCTTGGACTGCCTGTTGCAATCCTGGCTTGCGCCTCGAGGACTATGAGGGCCGCGAGTGCCACGTCGCGCTCGACCTCGCGTCCAAGTCCGACCTGGCCGCCATGGTCGCGGTGTTTCCCGAGGCAGACGGCTACGCGGTGTTTTCCCGCTGCTACCTCAACGAGGCCGCGGTGTTCGAAGCGCGCAACCCATCCTACCCGGTGTGGGCCGCCAACGGCGAATTGATCATTACGCCGGGGAACGAAACAGACTATTCCGTTATTGAAATGGATGCGGTGGACTGGTGCCGGCGTTTCGTTGTCCGATCGTTCGCGTATGACCCCTGGGGCTCGACCCAGCTCGCGCAACGCCTGGCCGCGCAAGGCGTGCCAATGCTGGAATTCAAAAGCAACACTCAGAACTTTTCGGAACCGACCAAGGAGCTAGAGGCCGCGATCCGCTCGACCCGCTTGCACCATGACGGCAACGGCGTGCTCGCCTGGTGCATCGGCAACGTGGTCGGCCACTACGATCCGCGCGGCAACGTTTATCCGCGCAAAGCCCGCCCGGAAAACAAGATAGATGCGGCGATTGCGCTGATCATGGGCATAGCGCGCTGCATGACCTCGACCGATGAATCGTCGGTCTATGAAACGCGCGGCTTCCTGATCGCAGGATGACGCGTGGCCGTGACTGCAACACAAACCAACAGGAGCGAATATGCCATTTGTTAGAGGCTGGCTGCGACTGGTCGACCGAAGGGGACGGCCTGTCGACCCGGACTACGGAATCGATGAAGGCGAACCCGGCGGTGGCCTGCCAGGCGAACCGGGGGAACCTGGCCAGGGCTTGCCCGGTCGACCTGAACGCCCCGGTCAGGGACTGCCGTGGCCCGGATATCCTGGCCGCCCTGGGCACGGTCTGCCGTGGCCTGGCCGTCCGGTCGATCCGGACTATGGAATCGATGAAATCCCCGGTTTGCCGGGCATTCCCGATCAAGGCCCGGTGCTGCCTGGCCGTCCGGGTCATCCGATCGAACGGCCCCGACTGCCCGTTGTCGGAACCGTGCCACTGCCGGAAGGTGAGGAACTGCCGACCGGTGCACCGCACGAGCCTGGCTGCCTGTGCGTCGTAATGGCAAACAAGTCCCGCAAACGCGCGCTCGCCTGGCTGCAGGGCGAGTCGAACCTGCCGGAAGTGGACCCGACTATCCCCGCACCTGGCCGGCCTGGCACCGTTGGCGGTCATTGGGTCTGTGTCGACGCCGACCCGATGAGCCACGCATGTCGCGACAGCGATGCAAGCGTTGCATTTGCGTTTGTATTCGAAGTCGATGCGAACTTCGGCAAGCCCGAGCCGAAACGGTAACCTGATCAGGGACGGCGCGCGGGCAGGTTGCTCGCGCGCCACCTGGAGGAACGATGTCGCATCATAGCTGGGGCGAATTCCTGGGCACGCCGCGCGAACCGCACTTGACCACCTCGGCCGGTGCCGCGGTGACCAAAACCGACTCGCTTGTCTCGCAGGTCAACGCGCTGGCGTTCCCGCAACCTCTGCTATACGCCGCGCTCGGCGGCTACGCGTCCAATACCGGCGTTCCGGTGACGCCGCTCACCGCGTTGCAAAGTGCGGCGGTGTATTCCTGCGTTAAGTGCATCAGCGACGATATCGCTGGCCTAGACATCATCGTGCGCAAACGCACCGGCAAAAACAACGCCTGGAAAATCGACACGGATCATCCGCTCAACGAATTGTTCGCCAATCCCAACCGCTGGCAAACCCCGTTCGAGTTCTGGTCTTATCTCGTCTCGTCGGTATGTTTCCGCGGCAACAGTTTCGCCGTGATCGAGCGCGACATGGACGGCCGCCCCGTCGAGCTGGTGCCGATTGCGCCCGATCGCGTGACCGTGCGCCTGACCGATGACGGGACCCTGTGGTATCGGTGCAATTCACGCCATATCGGCTACGGCATCATGGTGCCGCCGGACGATATGATCCACCTCAAGAATATGTCGCTGGACAGCTACCTCGGCGTGTCGCCGATCGCCATCGCACAAGATGTCATCGGCCTGGCACTGGCCACGCAACAGCATGGCGCCGTGCTGTTCCGCCAAGGCGGGCAGATCGGTGGCACCATCAATCACCCTGGCCACCTGAGTAAAGAAGCCGGCGACCGCATGGCCGCATCGTGGAAAGACACTCATTCCGGCGTGCAGAACGCCCACAAAGTCGCAATTTTGGAGGAAGGGGCAAAATTCGAAAAGGTCGGGATGACCAATGAGGACGCGCAATTCCTGGCCACAAGACAATTCCAAACGCTCGAAATTTGCCGCCTATACAAGGTGCCGCCGCACAAGATTGGCGAGCTGACCCGCGCGACATTCTCCAACATTGAACAGCAGCAGCAGCAATACATCGATGATGCACTGAAACCGATTGCGAACCGCATCCAAGACGCCGCGCACCGGCAATTGCTGTTTGATGATGAGCGCGACACTTACGAGGTCTCACACAGCTTCGAGTCGATGCTGCGCGGCGACCAAAAAACCCGTTTTGAGTCGTATCAGATCGGCCTGTTGAACGGTTTTCTTTCCCGCAACGAAGTGCGCCAGCGCGAGAATATGAACCCGGTCGAGGGCGGTGACGAATATCGCGTGCCGCTCAACACCGCCGATCCGACCAAGCCCGGCAACATCCCGCAGCAGATACCTGGCGGCGGCAACGGCGACGGTGATGGCAATGGCGACGATGGCGACGGGTCAAAGGACGATGACTAAGTTCGTGTCCGCCGCTCAATTCAAGTTCCTGCACCGCCGCAGCAAGAAGCCTGCCGCTGCTGTCGCGGGGGTTGGCGTTTACAAAATCATGGAAAGCCCCGCCATGACGGTGCCCGACGATGCCCGCGCGCTGCGCTTCGTCATCTCGTCCGGCATGGTCGACCGCGAGCGCGACATTATCGATCCGAAAGGCTGGGACCTCGAATGGTTCCGCCGCAATCCCGTTGTGCTCTGGGCGCACAATTACGAGGCGTTCCCTGTCGGCAAGGCGAACGATGTCGACCTGGTGGACGGCAAACTGATGGCCACCGTGCGGTTCCTGCCCTCGGATATGCCGCTCGCTGGACCTGTCGCTGAGGCGGTCTATCGCATGGCCAAGGACGGCTGGCTTGCCGCCACCTCGGTCGGCTTCCGACCGCTGGAATGGGCCTATACCTCGGACAAGGACCGCGGCGCGGACGATTGGTTTCCCGGCGTCGACTTCTACCGCCAAGAGCTGGTGGAATTCTCGATTGTCACCGTGCCCGCCAACCCCGAGGCCCTGATCGAGGCGCCGCCGGAGACCGCTGGGGACGGTCCTGATCCTGCCGCACCCCTCGACCCCGATCTGACCCCCGCCGCCGCCAACGAGGCCGCCCTGGCCGCCTCGAGGGCACGCCGCCGCCGCATCTTCGCCCTGGCAAGGCTCGGCTAAGAACGACCCGGCAAGGTGCCGGAAACAACAGGAGAGCATCATGCCAAATCGTGAAAGGTTGCACGAACTGCGCCGCCGCCGCGCCCTCATGCTGGCCGAAATGGAAAAGCTGATTAAGCAGGAGGAGGACCCGGACGGCGAGGGCTTGTCCGAGGACCAATCTAACGAATTCGAAAAGCTGCGCACCGAACTGGCCAAGCTCGACGGCCGCATCCAGCGCCTGGAGGCCGCGCTCGCCGCGGACGCCGCCGCGTCCAATGGCAACGGCGACGGGGATGGCGACGGCGACGGCGACGGGGAGGCCGGTCTGACGGGTAACGGCATCCGCCCGCGCAACACTGGCGGTTTTCGCTTTCGCACTGACACCACGCCCGCGACGGCAAAGGCTGTTGTCAACAACAAGCCTGGTATCCGTGCCGCCACATTTGCCTTTGGGCTGATGTATGCCCGCTTTCACAAGCTGTCGCTCGAAAAGGCCGCCGAATTCGTGGAGACCCGGTTCGGCGACGTATCGGTGGCAAAGGCGCTTAACACCATCGTCACCGGCGAAGGCGGCGCGCTGATCCCCCAGGATTTTCTCGCCGACCTCATTGAGCTGTTGCGCGCAAACACCGTGGTGCGCGGCTCAATGCCGATGACAATCGGGATGCCGATGGGCAACTTGACAATCCCCCGCCTGGCCGGTGGCTCGACCGCCGCGTATCAGGGGGAATTGGATGACATCGCGATCAGCCAAGAGCGGTTCGATGATGTCAACTTCGTTGCCAAGAAGTTGACCGCCATGGTGCCGGTCTCAAACGACCTCATCCGCCGCGCGCCGATCGGCGTTGAGGAAGTTGTCCGCGACGATCTGATTCAGACCGTGGCCCGCCGCGAGGATCTTGCCTTCCTGCGCGGCGATGGCACCGATAAGGGGCCGATCGGGTTCCGCACCCTGTGCTTGCCCGCGAACATCATCAACATTGCCGCGATCGATGACATCACGGAGCCTGGTGCTGGCCTCAACGCCGTGGTGGCCGCCTTGTCCGCCGCGATGTTGACGCTACAAAACGGCCTCTCGCGCATGATCAAGCCGGTGTGGATCATGGCGCCGACCACCGCGCGGTTCATCGCCGTGCAACGCGATAACATCGGCGGGTTCTACTACAAGGACGAGATGGCGCGCGGCATGCTCGAGGGCATCCCCTTCAAGCTGACCACGCAGCTTCCGACCAATCTCGGCTTGGGCAACGGGTCCGAGATATACCTTGCCGCGTTTGAGGATGTGGTCATTGCGGACACGTATAATGTCATTGTCGACGCCTCCGACGTGGCCGCATACAACGATGGGACCGCGGTCGTATCGACCTTCCAGCGCGATCAGTCGCTTTTCCGCGTCATCGCCGAGCACGACTTCAATATGCGGCACCTGCAATCGCTGGCGATCCTGATCACAGTCGATTGGACCTTTACTGGTCTGGCCGGTCTGCCTGGCCGTCCCTGGACCACACAGGCGCTCAATCCAACCTGGTCGCAGGCGCCCGCGATCCGCCCCGCGACGCTCACCGGCGCGCAAGCCCCGCCGCCGCTCGCCAACCCGGCATAAGGAGGCCCTATGTCAGACGAACCAATGCACCCAATGGTGCAGGTCCGATTCACGCGCAGTCATCCGCCCTACCGCACCGGCGACGTGGCGACGTTCCCGCTCGGCGCGGCGCAGGAAATTGTCGCCTTGCGCCGTGCCGTCGCCATTGCGGGCGTCGGTCCTGCCCCGGCAAAGCCGGCGGGGGAGGCGCCGACCAATCAACGCGCCGTGCCCGCGCGGGTGACGAAGTAAGTCGTGGCCGCGGCCTATACGTCGCTCCGCACTGTGACGCCGCCGGACGCCGAACCGCTCGACATCGCGGTGGTCCGGCGGCATTGCCGTATCGATCAGACCTATGATGACGATCTGTTGAGCATGCAGCTCACCGTGGCCCGCCAATGGGCTGAGCAATACCTCAACCGGGCGCTGATGACGCAAACCCTGCTTTACTCCTGGTCCTCGACGCCGCCGCCGACCGCAACGCCCCTCGTCCCGCAATCGCTCATCATCTTTCCGCTGAATTTCCCGCCGCTGGTGCGTCGCGCGATCGAGCTGCCGCGCGCGCCGGTCACCAAGGTGAACACCGTCAAATGGGGGCCGATCGATGACATGCAGACCGCGGACCCGGACGATTATCGGTTGAACCTGGCAGTCGAACCGGCGCAAATACTGATCCGGCCGCAATTGATCCCGATCCTGCCGCAACAGAACCTACAGATTGAGTATGTCGCCGGTTACGGTGACGATCCGAAGCTGATACCGGCCGGCATCCTGCAAGGCATCCTGATCCTGACCGCGCACCTGTATGAACGCCGCGGTGATGCTAACGCCGAAATGCCCGACGCGGCGACGCTGATCATGGGCATGCACCGGCTTTGGACCTTCAGCGGCTGACATGGCCAGCAACCTGCCTGGGGACCTGCCTGATGGCATCGCTTCAATGCGCTGGGTGTTGCAGCTTTACATGCGGACACAGGTGCCAGCGGCCAACGGTGGGCTCAGTGAGTCCCTTGTGCTGATCGCCTCGACGCATGGCGACGTGCAACCGTCCTGGGCCTCGACGTTCAACGACTCCAAGGCGATCGATCAACCGATATCGCACATCATTTGCACGCGCTGGGTCGACTATATCGAAAACACCTCGGTGATCTTCCGCTCGACCTTGCGCCCCGCGGACAACACTTTCCGCACGGAGTTGTTTCGGGTGCGTCGGGTCAAGGAGGTCGGGGGCCGGAAACGGTTTTCCGCGATCGAGTGCGAGCTGGAGGCGTCCAAGACAACGCCTGACGATAGCGAAGCCTCGCGCATTGCCCTTTTCATGGAAAATCCCACGCCATGAGTTCGCTTAAACTCACCGTGTCGAGCTGGGGCGAACTGACACAGGACACCAAGGCGTTGAAGGCGCTTATGCGCGCTGCCGGATCGGACATCGCCTCGAAAACCCGGAAACTGATCGGCGCGAGCGGTGGCGGCGGACGCCTTTACCGAGGCGGTGGGGGGGCCGCCAACCGGGGCGACTACAAACCCGGACCCTATCGCGCGTCCGCGGTCGGCCAGGCGCCAGTGGCCGTCAGCGGCTCCCTGCGAGGCTCATTGAAGGTCTATCCCTACAAGACGGGCGAGGGCTTCGCCGTCCGCATGCGCCAATTCTACGCGGTCTGGTTGGAAAGCGGCGCGACTGGCGGTGGCAACCCGTTCGGTGGCCGACCGAAAGCCGCCGCCGCCTGGCGGGCGGGCGAAAGGCGCCACCACGCCAAGGGCGTCTATACGCAACGCGTCCTGTTGCCGCGCCCGTCGCTCGACGCCGTGATGATGCAAGAACAAGCCAACCTCGACCGCCGCGTGATGGCCGCGTTGCAATCCGGCCTGACCTGGAAGCAAACCAAGGCCCCCTGATGTTTATGGGCCTGATGATTGCCAACCTGCGGTCGAATTGTCCGGTGTTCGCCGGCCGCGTCGCTGGCGCCGCCGACTTCAACCGCGGACTGCGGGACTTCAACGCCGCCATGCCGCGCCCCGCCGCCTATGTGGTGCCGATCGGCCAGGATAGCTCTGGCAACCAAAACATGGTGGGCCTGTATCAAATTTTGCAAACCACCATGGCCGTCATCGTGGAATTCGACGCGACCAACGATCGCCGCGGCCAGGATCCGGCGATGGGTTACGATGACGTGCAAACCGCGCTGTATGCCTGCCTGTTGAACTGGAAACCGGTCCCATGCGCCGGCCCGCGGGGCATGTATACCGTTGGCGGGCATTACCTCGACCTCGACCGCGCCCGCCTGTTCTATCAATGGGAATTCGCGCTGGACGTGACGCTGAGCGACCAGGATGGCGCCAGCCTCGACATCCGCGATCCGGATTGGGCGCCGCTGCGCGACATCGTGGTGAGCCTGCCGCAACCAGTCGTCCGCACCCTGACCAAGCGCACTGATTGGTATGACTTCGCCGAATGGGACGAGGGCGACACTACCTGGGACGATAACCGGACCCTGTGGGACGCGGTGCTGGTTCCCTGGGACGATGACACCACGCGGTGGTGCTGATGAACGATATTGATCCGTCAGTCCCATCCGGCCCGATCGCCTATACCGCGGACCAGCGCGCCAATTGGGAAGCCTCGATTGCGCGCATGGATCGGCTGCAAGCCCGGCTGGACGAGGGGCCGTTTATCCGCCTGGCCGGTGGCCAAATGCGCGGCAAGCTGTTGCTCAATGCCGACCCGCTCGACCTCACCGAGGCCGCGACGAAGCGTTACGTCGACGTGCTGATCGGGATCGGCGGTCCCTACATGCCGGACGCGCCCGCCGATGACCTGGCCTATGGCCGTTGCAATGCCGATTGGACGTCGGTGCTGCCGCTCACCGGCGGACGGCTCACCGGACCCCTGTTGCTCGCCGCTGATCCGACGCTCGCCGGACACGCCGCAACGAAACGCTACGTCGACGCGCGCGTGTCCAACATCCAAGAGGCGCCGATCGATGGCGGCGCCTATGGCCGCCAGAATGGCTTTTGGCTCGAGGTGCTCGCGACCACCGGGGGCAACCTTGGCGGTCCGCTTGTGCTGGCCACCGACCCCGCAACGGACCTCGAGGCCGTGACGAAACGCTACGTCGACGCGCGCGTGTCCGCGATCCCCGAGGCGCCGACTGACGGTGCCTTCTATGGCCGCGCCAGCGGGGCCTGGGGGCGCGTGCTCGGATTGGCTGGGGGACGCATGGCCGGGGATCTGATGCTCGCCAGCGACCCTCTGGACGCCTCACAGGCGGCCACGAAACGCTACGTCGACGCGCAATTCAGCGGCGGTGGATTGCCCGACGCGCCGGTTGATGGCGTGCTGTATGGCCGCCAAGACGCCGCGTGGGCACCGGTCCCGCCGCCTGGCACCGGTGGCGGCGGCATCCCGGACGCGCCCGCCGATGGCGTGCTGTATGGCCGCCTCGATGCCGCCTGGGCACCCGTTCCGCCACCTGGCACCGGCGGCGGCATCCCCGAGGCGCCCGCCGATGGCATGCTTTACGGCCGCCAAGACTACGCGTGGGCGCAAATACCGCCTGGCATGCTGATTGAGCCGATCGGACCTGGCACCTGGGGACGCATGGCAACCGGGGCCTGGTCGCGCGCCGTGTCGCTCGCTGGCGACACGATGACCGGACTCCTGACCCTACCTAATCTCACTGTGATGAATTCGGGGGCCGGCGCTGGCTTCGTCCTCGCGCCGACCGGCGTTGCGCGCGGCGAGGTCATCATCGCGCCGCAGCTCGGCGCTACGCCGCTATGGCGGATCGGGACAACGGCGCTGGGCAGCTTTGGCGTTCGTGGCAACGCCGAATGGTTAACGATCGATGAAGCCACTGGCGTCATGACGCTGAGCGGCGCGATCACCGCAACCGGTCTGATATCCGCCGCGACGCCGGCCACGCAACCGGAGCACCTGATCAACAAGGCATATGCCGACGCGCTCGACCCCGGCTTGCCCGATGCACCCTCGGACGGGATCGTTTATGGCCGCCTCAACGGTGCGTGGGCGAATATGAATTGGGGCATACTCAACCCCGGTGGCGGCGGCACCTGGGGCCGCACTGAAACCGGCGACTGGGAACGCGCCGTTGCCCTCGCGGGCGACACGATGACCGGTGCGCTGCAGGTGCCTGATGGCACGGCGAGCCGCTGCGCGCTGGGGGTGGGGGAGGCGATCACCGGATTTTATCGCATCCCGGCGCAGGGCCTCGTTGCCGCGCACGAAAGTGTCGGCGTGATGTTGTTCAATCGCACCGGATCGATTCTCGCGACCACTTTGAATATGTCCGGCTACCGGATCACCAATCTGGACGCGCCGACCGCTCCGGGCGATGCCGCGAGCAAGGGTTACGTTGACGCGCATGGCCCCGACCTGCCGACGCTCGACGCGCGCTATCTGCAATTGTCCGGCGGCACGATCGATGGCGCGATCGGCTTTGCCGGCCTCAGTCAAGGTTTGACCTGGCAACAAAGTATGGCCGCGTTTTACACCGATGGGCCTCTGGTGCTGCGCCAGACTGTCGGCAATCCCGGCGTGATGATCGAGGACAACAGCGGCACTACGTCAACGCGCCGCCGTGTCCTGGTCACCGGCGACGCCCTGACACAAGCCGATGCCGACGCCCGCTATCTGCAACCAATCGGCGGCGACGCCCGCTATCTGCAATTGACCGGCGGGTCACTGTTCGGCCCGCTGCAATTGCCGTCCGGTTCGCTGGCCGCGCCCGCGCTGGCGCTTGGCAATCCGACAACCGGATTAATGTCGGCTGGCAACGCCCTGATCGTTGCCGTCTCGGGCAATCTCATGTGGCAATGGACCACAACGCTAGCGATGGCCAACACGCCGTTGACCATGGTCGGCAACCGCATTCAAAACGTGGGCGCGCCGACGCTCGCCACCGATGCGGTCCCCCGCCAATATGTCGACGATGCGGTTGCCGCCGTCGCCGCGCCGTCCGCGTTCCGCACGATCGTTTACATGCCGAACGAGTTCACGCTCACCAACACTGGCGTGACTTTCCTCGATATCAACTTCCCGATGCCTGCGACCGGAATTCGTAACATTCTGTTGACAGTCGACCCGGTTTTCGCGTCCGGCGATGCTGCGGGCACATTGTGGGAGCTGCTCTACGCAACGAATCTCATCCTGATCGAAGCCCCCATGATCGCCTATAAATTTTCCAACACCACAACCGCCATGTTTCGCGGGGTGGCGAAACTCACCGCCGCGGTCGACGCGTCGCCTGGCACGGTGCGAGTGCTGCTCAACGCTCGCGTGACCGCCGGACCCGCCACCCTGGTGCAAGTCGGGGCTGGCGGCACTGTTGCGCCGACCATGCGAACACTCGTTTCGATCCAGGATTTAGGCCCCGCCTGAATGAAACCGTTACGGAGGAAGCACCCATGATGGTCAAGCCCGCCGATGGTCGCGAGGTGCGCGATCCGATCACCAAGCAACTGTTGCCCCGCGCGGGGCGCAACGTGCCCAACGATATGTTCTGGCGCCGCCGCTTGCGCGATGGCGACGTGGTGCTGATCGATGAGGCCGCACCGCCTGGCGGCGTGCAATTGCCGGTCAAGAAGGGGGTCTGATCATGTCCGCATCAATCAACTTTACCCACTATCCCACGTCCAACCGGGTCCCCGGCGTATTCGTGGAGATGGACCCGTCACAGGCCAACACGGCGACCGTGCTGCAACGCAGCCTGTTGATTGGCCAGAAGCTGCCCGCTGGCACCGCGACACCGGGCGAGCCGCTCCTCGTCCAATCGCTTGTCCAGGTGCTGCAAACCTGCGGCCAGGGATCGATGCTCGCCGCAATGGCCGCGCGATACCTGACCATTGACCAGTTCGGCGCGCTTTACATCCTGCCGTTGCTCGACAACCCCGCGGGCGTCGCCGCAACCGGCACCCTGACGATCACCGGCGTTGCGACGCAATCGGGCACCGTCAACCAATACATCGCCGGCACCCTGGTGCAGGTCCCGGTTTATGTCGGCGATACCGCCGCCATCGTTGCGACTGGGTTGGTCGACGCGATCACTGCGAATCTCGACTTGCCGTGCACCGCCGCTAACGCCGCGGGCGTGGTCACCCTCACCGCCAAGCACAAGGGCCTGGCGGGCAACGATATCGACTTGACGCTAAACTATCTCGGCACCGCTGGCGGCGAATACTCGGTGCCAGGGATCACCATCGTTGCGGTGAAGTTTGCCAACGGCACCGCCAACCCGCTCCTGACCGATGCGCTGGGCAACCTGCTAGATACCGCCTTCGATTTCATCGGCCTGCCGTATAACGACACGGCGTCGCTCAACGCCATGCAGGAATTCTTTTCCGACGCCACCGGCCGCTGGGCGTGGAACGAGGCGCTGTATGGCGGCGGGTTCTGTGCCTACCGCGGAACGCTCGGCCAGGCGACCGCCTTCGGTGAGGCCCGCAATGACCAGCACATGGCCTGCATGGCGTATCAGGGCAGTCCCGATCCGGTGTGGATATGGGCCGCGGAAGTCACCGCCTGGTGCGCCTCGTCCCTGCGCGTCGACCCTGGCTTGCCGCTGCAATACATCACCACCACGCTGAAGGCGCCGCAGATTGCCGACCGCTGGTCGCTCGGCGAACGCAATACCCTGTTGTATTCCGGGCTGTCGACGTTCCGCATTGGCGACGATAACTCGGTGATCATCGAGCGCATGGCGACCACCTATCAGGAAAACGCCGCCGGTGCGCCGGACAATTCATACCTCGACGTTGAAACGATGTATGGGTTGATGTTCGTGGCGCGCGACCTGGCCATTTATCTGTTGTCCAAATATGCCCGCAAGAAGCTGGTATCCGACACGACGGTGATCCTGGCCGGGTCCAATTGCGTCAGTGCGCCGCTGATCCGCGCGTCGGTGATCAGCGAATACCGCGCGCTTGAGGCCGCCGGCTACGTGCAGAACAGCGCGACGTTCGCGAAAAATGTCATCGTGCAGAACGCCGGAAACGGACTGGTGAAAATCCTCGCGCCGGTCGACCTGGTAAACCAGCTCCGCCAGATGGCGATCCTGTTGCAGTTCCTGAAAAGCTGAGGGAGTAAGGCAATGGCGAATTGCGTTCCGCTTGCCGGCGTGACCGGCATCACAATCGACGGCGCGGCCTATATGCTGGTGAGCGACCTCACCTGGTCGCCCGTCAAATGGAAGCGTGAGACCTTGCTCGGCCTCGACAGCGTGCACGGCTTTTCCGAGGTGCCCGCCGCTGGCTTCGTGGAAGGCATGTTGCGCGACAGCGGCGACATCCTGGTGGGGGACTTCAACCTGATGCGCTGCGTTGAAGTGCTGGTGGCCCTGGCCAACGGCAAGGTGATCGGTGGCGCCAATATGTGGTGCGTGTCCGCGCTCGAGGTGAAAGCCGCGGAAGGCACGTTCCAGGTGCGATTTGACGGGGCCTCGGTCGATGAAAACTGAGGGCAACGGCGCTGATCCTGGCCTCGACGCGACCATGACGTTGCCGCTCGACCCGCCGGTAAAGGTCGGCGGCACGGAGCACGCGGAGCTGCTGTTGCGCGAACCGACCTCGGGCGGCATGCGCGACGCGGAAAAGGAGCTTGGCCCTGGGCCGCCTGGCAGCTCATCCGTCGCGCAAATGTCCGCCTATAAGATCGCCGTGGTGGCCGCTGGCGCCCGCGTCAACCGCGCCGTGGTGGAACGCATGCGAAACAGCGAGGTGAACGCAGCCTACGATTTTTTGGCAAACTTGTTGGAACTTGGCCGCCCGGTTGGCCCGAACTTGTCGCCGACCTCACCAAATGGTGGGGATGGGGACCAGCCGATGCCTGGGGACTGACGGGTTCTGACCTCATGTGGTGGGCCGCGCAATCGAGGCGTATCGCCGCGCGCGATGCAAGGAAACCGGAATAGATGGCCGGGTATTCGGTAACTTATTCCGTTGTCGACCAGGCAACGGCGCAAATCGATGCGATCAACCGCCGCATCGTCCAAATGCGCGCGCCGCTGGAACGTCAGGCCAAGAGCCTGCAAAAATTCGTCGACGTGTCGGGCCTCAAGAACGTCGCCACCGGGTTCAACGAAATCAGCAAACAGGCATTCGGTGCTTTCACCGAGATGGCCAAATCGGTCCCTGTGCTTGGCACGATCACCAGCGCCGCGACGCTCAGCGGCATGGTCCGCTTGGCGCAATCCTTTGCCGAGATGAACAGGACACTGGTGCAGAACGCCGACCGGATCGGATTGTCCTCGCAGAAGCTGCAAGAGATGCAAGACATGGCCCGCCTGGCCGGCGGCAGCGCCGAGGACATGACCTCGACGCTGCAAGCCCTGACCACGATCAGCCGCAACGCCGCGCTCGGGATCGATCAGAACGCGCGCGCCGCGTTCAACCGCCTGGGTATTACCCTCCGCGACGCCAACGGGCAGTTCCGCTCATCCGCCGACCTGTTGCCGGAAGTCCTGACAAAGATCGGCCAATTGAAGGACCCCGCCGACCGCGCCCGCGTCGCCGCTGCAACGCTGGGCGATGCACAGGCCAAGGTCTTTGAGACGTTCCTGCATGGCACCAAAACGTGGGACCAATACCAGAAGGACGCCGCCGGCTACATGCAGGTGACCGCGGAACAAACCGCCGCGGCGCAAAAATGGAACGAAGCCCTGGGCGCCCTCGGCGTCGGGTTCGACCACCTCACGCAACAGATCGGCGCGACGATGGCGAAGGCGCTAACGCCCCTCGTCCAATGGGCCGGCGAATGGGTGAAGGTGCACACCCCCGCCATCGTGCAGGGCATCGATACCCTGGTGGGCAAATATCCCGACTTGACCGCAGCCGGCGTTGCCGTCCTGACCTTTTTCACCGGACGCTGGGCCGCCGGCATGCTCGCCTCGATTGCCCGCGTCGCGCTCGGGTTCGGCGCCGTGGGGACTGGCGTCGCTGGCGCTGGCGGGTCCGGATTGCTCGGCCAGCTCGGCATCCTGTCCGCGATCCTCGGCACCGCCGTCATCCTGATGAAAGGCATTGATGCCGCCACACCTGCGGTCGAGGACTTCCTGTGGGGTAAAGGGACGTCGGGCGCCGTCGCCAAGCTGGGCGCGGACGCAAACCGGGATCTGAAAAAATGGGCGCCATGGATGCCCGACTGGATGGCGAACGTTCTGGCGCCGACCCCCGCCGGCGCGCCCGATACCAGCGCAACGCCCGCGCCTGGTGCTGGCCTGGCCACCGGGCCACGCGTATCGGAGCCGCCGGCACCGTCGCCTGTGCCTGCACCGATGCGGACGCCCGGCTACTTCCATGAGCTGCCACCGGCGGCGCAAAAAAGCTCGTTTTACGATGAGCAACGTCAACTGATCTATGACGCCGCGGTCAGGGCTGGCGTCGCTCATCCCGAGGTTGTCGCCGAAGTTGGCGCCACGCAGGCCACGCTGGAGTCTGGCGGCGGCAAGCATACGCCGACCGGGCCTGGCGGATTCAACGTCTACGGCATCAAGTCGGGCGGCGGCGTTGGCGGTGCCGGTGCGCCGGTCTCGACGCAAGAGGAAGGCGCGGGCGGGCGCTACACGACACAGGCGAGCTTTGCGACGTTCCAAAACAAACAGGACGCCGCCGACGCCTATGTGAAGTTCCTGCAAAAGAACCCGGCGCATTACGCCGCCGTTTTGAACGCGCCGACCGTCTCGGAAGGTCTCAAGGCGCAGGGCGCCAGCGGCTACGCCACCGCATCGGACTATGCGGAAAACCTGCAACGCACCAACAAGGCATACGGGGGGCAGGCGCCCGTCGCGCCCGTCGCGCCCATCTCGCCGGTCATCCTGCCGCCGATCGCCGCACCGATCGCGCCCGCCACACCGGCGGTCCCTCGCGCACCGGAGGCCCCGCCCGCACCGACGGCAACCGCCGACCTGATGCCGGTTCCTGCACCAGCACCATCACCGATCGGCGGCAGCGTCGCCGTCACGATCACCCATCAAAACCCGCCGCCGAACACCACGGTGACCGCGGTCGGAACGGGTGCGGTCGACGTGGCGCCACCGCGCACCGAACGCCAGCAATTGGCCGCCGCATGAGCGATTTTCTCCGGGCTATCGCAAATATCCCCACTGCGCTCGAGGCCGATATCTCGGGCCTCACCTGGGGCAGCGGTGCATGGTTCCTGCAATTGCAGCCGGGGAGCTGGCGTGGCGTCGGTTTCGTCATGGATGTTGCGCAATGCAAAGCTGGCCGCCGCGTCGCCGTCCACGAATATCCGTATCGCCCGACGATCTGGGCTGAGGACTTGGGCCTGTTGCCCCGTCGCTTCGCCGTCCAGGCATACCTCACCGGTGATGACGTGTATCAGCAACGCGACGCCATGATTGCCGCTTGCGAAACGGCCGGGCCTGGTGCGCTGGTGCACCCGACGATGGGCACCATGCAGGTGGTGCTACTCGATTTTTCCGTGACCGATCGCCGCGAGCACGGCCGCATGGTGGAGATTGCGCTGGCCTTCATCGTGTCCGGCGACGTGCAGTTTCCCGCCTCATCCATCGCCACCGGCAACGCCGTCACATCGGCATTCGCCAACCTCAACGCCGCA